CGGGTGACTGGGAAGGTCAGGCCAGAACTGTTCCGGGTGAGGGGTTCTAGTTGTGCGTCGCGGGACAGCACCCAGGTGACGTCGTAGACACCATCGGCGGCGCTGGAGGTTTCCAAGGTGATTGCGGTGCCTGGGACGTCGTCAATGTCGACGACGTAGCCATTGGTCGGCACGTAGTAGTGGGTTTCGGTGCCGGAGGTGAAGAAGCGGCGTTCACACACTGAGTCGATGAGCCTGGAGGACGATTCGATGGCCATTTCCAGCAGTGCGTCGTCGACAGTGTCGGTGATGCGTGCGGCGGCTTTCACCTCGCTCAAGGTGGCGTAGCCATTGGTGATCGCCACGATGCTCCTAACAGTTCACGAAGTTCCACGCCAATGCGGTTGGCAGTGGCACGTTCACGTTGTATGCGTGCAACAGTTCTTGGTAGGTGTCCTGCCATTGCTGGCGTGGGGAAACCTTGATGCCATCCATTTCGTCGCAGTGGTCGCGGCCGACTGTGATGCAAGGCGGCAGCACTGTGACCCGCTGGCAGGTGGTCCAGGACCAGGCGTGCGCGTAACTGGTGTCAATCTTCGACAATCCCAGCCTGATGTCGATCGACGATTTCCTGACGACGTTGGCGCTAATCAGGGTCGCGGCGATCAGCAGCGAAGGATCGACCTGGCCGAGGTCGCTGGTGGTGCCAGTGAATCCTTCAGCGTTGCGCGGTGACCGATCCGACAGCAGGATCAGCCGGTCAACGTCGTCATCGAGGTGTTGCATGATCTGCAACAAAGCCCCTGGCAGGACCTGGTCGTCATCTCCGAGGATCCACACCCAGTCGGCTTCAGCGACGTCGTAGGCCCGAAGGATGTTTAGGTCGCCGCCGATGTTGTTGCGGCGTTTGCTGTACTCCACGCGGCAGGGTGCGTCGCGCAGCTGCTCCTGGACGATGCTGGCCGCGGACCCATCGTTGTCGGAAATGATGACCTCGACGTCGGCGGTCAACTGTGGCGCGAGGGTTTTGAGCAGGTCGGCGAGTTCGGGTCGCCGGAATGTCGGAATGTAGATGCTGAGCCTGGGTTTGCCGGTTTTCGGCGTCGACCAGGACGTTTTGGGGGTTTCGACCGGTTGCGCCAATTCGGCCAATAAAGGCCGCCAGGACGCCTCGTAGACCTTGTCTGCATCGAACGTATGTTCGACCCATGTTCGTGCCTCTGAGGCCCTTTCGTGGCCCTTCTGGTACGCGTTCTCCAGAGCTGCGACCAGGCTGGGAACGCTCGGGGTGTGCAACCAGGCGGCTTGCGCCGGGTCCCACCAGGGTTGACCCTCAACGATGTAACTGTCGTCGGTGACCAACTCCTGCTGCGATGAGAACCCATTGACGATGCACCGCAGTTCGCAGGCCTGCGCCTCGATGACTGCCAGGCCGAAACCTTCACCCAGGCTGGCGGACAGCAGGACATCAGCGGAGGTGTACAACGCGGCGACAACTTCGTCAGGGATGCCGACCCGGTAGGCGTACTGGTTGACGAAGAACACCCTTGACGAATCCAAGCCGACCGCTTTGAGCAGCGGGTCCAAAGGAATGCCACCCATGGCACCGAAACGCTCGGTGTGCAGGTACAGCACCGCGTCCGAATGGCGTTGCGAGAACAGCGCGAACGCCAGCAGCTGCTCGGCGAACGCTTTCCTGGTCGGTAGGACACCTTTGTTCGCAGCGTTCATCATCACCACGAACGCGTCCTCTGGCACACCCATGATGGCGCGGCCAGACTGGGGACCTTTGCCGACGTCAATCGTCGGGGTTGGCTTATACACGCGCTGCGTGTCTATGGCGTGCGGAATGTACCTGGCGTCGATGCCGGCCCGGTTGATCTGGTCCAGGCCGAACTTGCTCATCGCTACCGGCAGCACGTTCGGTTTCGCAAGGAACGCGACGACCTCGGGTGGTGCTGGCAGGTGGTCGATCGGCACCCACGATACGACCCGGTGTTCATCCCACGCGGTGCCTTTCAGCGGCCACACGTCGTACAACGTGAACAGCACGCTCGGCATGTCGGGGTTTTGGCGTGACCAATCCACCAGGTAAGGCCCGGCGATGTCGTTGGAGTACGCGTCGAAGCCTTTCGGCCACACCTCGATGTTTTCCCAGTTCGACTGGGTTGCCTCCAGGCCATAGTTCGCTGCGACGACCATTTTGTGGCCATCGGCGACCATGCGTGACACAACCTGGCGGGTTTGTGTCCCATACCCGGTCGGTGCCCAAGGCGCATTGGAGAACCACACACCAGCTATCCGCGGTGCGTCATTCTTCGTAATTGAGCGTTCTAAGCGGCGTCGCGCAGCACGATCCACGATGCTCCTAAAGGTGCGCAGGGGTGTGGCGGCTGCGCCTGCGCTCGCAGCCGCCACACGTCTAGGTCAGGGAGCCTTGAAGTACTTGAAGGCGCCCGACTGGCCGAGGTCGCCCCACACGCGAATGGTCGCGCGGAAGCCGATCTCGTCGGTGTTGAAGTACGCGTCGTCGGACCGGGCGATCTCGATGCCGCCGACAACGCGGGTGTGGTACGAACCGGCCCAGCCGAAGCCGACCGACTTATTCGCCGAGCCGACCGCTGCCACGTCCGGGTTCTCCACGATCGGGAACCCGAGCAGGGTGTCGGGGACACCGACAGTGGCTGCAGGCTGGTAGATGTACCCGCCAGCGTCGGTCAACTTGCGAACCGACCCCATGGTGGCGCGGCGCATCATCCACACCGCACCCATGCGCGCGTATGCGCCATCAACGCTGTGTGCCAGGTCGATGAGGTTGTCGGCGGTGAACACACCGGTGGTGGAGGTTCCGGCGACACCTGAACCAGCGGCATCCATGATGCCCTTTGGCTCCACAGTGCCAGTGCCGACAGTGAGCAGGTTGTTCACCTTGATGCCAAGGGAAACACCCAGTGCGCGACCCAGGTAGGCCTCCAGGTTGATACCGGAATCGGTGAGCAGTTCGCGCGACACCTTCGTCAAGACAGCGACCTTCTGAGCCTTCAACGTGAGGCTGCTGAACGTCGGGTCAAGCGGGGTGATCGCGGTCGCCTCAGCGATAGCGGTCGCGGCGGGACGCGTCGACTCCACCGGCACCTTGATGTCCTCACCGCTGGCGGTGGTAATCAGGGTGACGATGCTGCCATCGAGCATCGGTCCAACAGTCTGCATGTTCTCCTGCAGGATCTGGTAGAACGTTTGCGGCAGCAGCGAGGAATCGTCGGTCTTGTTCAGGTCGCGGGACTCCCAGCCGAACACGTGACTGCGAATCTCACCGGACGCCAACTGGCGCAAAATGTCGGCATCGTTGCGGACCACAGTCAAACCACGAACCTCGGGTGCGCTGGCGACGCTGGCCTGAATGTCGGCCTCACGTGCGATTGCGCCCTGCAGGTCCTTGATCTTCTGGCCCCGCGTGTCAATGTCCTCCAACATGCGTTGGTAGGACTGCTCTTCTTCAGCGGTCAGGTCACGCTTCTCGGCGGCCGCCGCATCAAGAAGAGCCTTGGCGGCGTGCCAGGCGCTTTGACGCGCCTCAACCTGCCGCTGCAGATACTCCTGCATCGTTGCTCCTTCTGATTGGTAATGCGCAGGGAGGACGTGCCGATGCGGCTCCGCAAATCGGCGGGTAATTGGGTTGCTGCGGCTCCGCAGTCAGATGTCGTATTTCTTCAGATCCAGCTGCTTCAGCAGCAGCCCAATGCTCGTCGAGTTGTCCTCGACGACGTCTGGTAGGGGGACAGATTTGCCGACCAGGTCGCGCAGCAAGGTGGCCTGTTCCTCGTTCAAATTGCCGGACTCCAGTGCGCTGATGGCGTCGGCGATCGCGTCGACGTCGGCGTCGTATCGGGAGGCAAGCAGGCTGTAGTCGCGCACACTCGCGGTGGTTGCTTCGTACGCGGGAAACGTGACGACTGAGACTTCGTGGAGCCGGATCTCGGTCAGGGTGCGTTGCGCACCATCGTCGGACCAGCGGTCACCTTTCGGTGGCACCGAGAAGCCGAAGGACATGGCGTCGACGTCGCCGCGCTGCATCACGATGGACAGGTCCCGGCCATACGTCGTATCTGGCAGGTCTGCTTCCACGTGCAGGCCTTTGGAATCTTCCTGCAGGCGCAGCGTGCCTGACCTGGTAGTACCTAGGACGCGGCTGGTGTCATGGTTGAGCAGCATCCGAATGTTGTTCCGCCGGGTCAGGGTGCGCTTGAACGCTCCCGGCGCGATGACCTCGGTGAAAGGCAGCGGCTGGCTTGGTGAGTTGAACACCGCGGCGTACCCGGCAAAACTCATGCCATCACCGGCGGCGCGCAACTCAAAGTCCTCGATGCGAATGTCACGTCGTTCAACTGTGCTCATTAGGTTCCTCGCGGCGTTGATGCGGTCCACCTGGCGCTGCAACCAGCGTCTGGCTGGACCTGGGTCGGTGGGATTGATGCCCCACAGGAAATGTGCGACCGCGCCTGGTCCAGGCCAGTCGGGGTGGTTCGGGTCGCGGTTCTGCTCCGCTTCCAGGTCGACTGCGTGACGAGCCGCCCACGCGCTGGCGCGAATGACTTTGTCCTCGGACATCTCACCGGCAGCCATGCGGCGTGCGTCCCGGATCGTGGCTTCAGCCAGGCCCGGTCCGCCGAATCCTTCACGCAGCAGCTCCAGGCCGCGTTGTGCGGCTTGGCGCACGTACGCTGGCACGTTGATGTCGACTTGGCGTTCTT